CCCCTAGAAACAGACCCGCCCCCCTCCTGATCCTGTCGGCGTGAAGGCCGACCCATTCGTCTGTCTCGCGTTCGTCCAACGGGCGGAAGCGCTCGGGGATCCCTCCTGGGCGAGCCGGCCGACAACGCGCCTGATGGTCTTCCCGCTGGGCGAGCCTCCATCGAACGACGGCCGGAAGTGGCGCTTCACGGCCGAGGACCTGGCCGCGGTCTGGTCGGAGTCCAAGACCTGGACCGAGAAGAAGCCAATCCTCTACGCGCACGGGAAGGACGTCGCCAGGGGAAGCGAGGCCGCCGGCTGGATCGACCACCTCGAGCTCGGTCACGACGGGCTCTACGCCATCGCCCGGCTCACGGACGAGGCGAAGAGGGCGGTCGAGGACGGGAAGTGGGGGTACAGGTCCCCAGGATTCGACGCTCGAGAGGACAAGGACGGTGCGATCCGCCCGATCCGGCTCCACGAGCTCTCCCTCGTTCCTGACCCGGCCATCGGCGGGATGCCCGCGATCACGGCAGCGGCCGAGCCGCAGCTCGAGCTGTTCGACACCTCAACCACCTCGCCCCTCGTCGAGGCGAGCATTCGAAAGGAGCCAAGCATGGACAAACTCCGTGCCCTCCTCGGTCTCGCGGACGGCGCGAGCGAGGACGAGTTCATTCAGGCCGTCGAGAAGCTGAAGGCGCCGCCGGAGACTCCGCCTGACGCGGCGGCCGCATCCACGGCTCAGGCCCAGGTCCTGGAAATGATCCGGGCCGAGGCCGCGCGCATGGACGAGGCCCGCCAGCTCGCCGCGAAGGTCGAGGCGGCCGTCGACGGCGCGATCCGGTCCGGGAAGGTGACCGTCGGGCAGCGGGACGAGGCTCTCGTCTTCGCGCGGGCCGACTTCGGCGCCTTCGAGAAGTTCGTCGCCGCGGCCCCCAGGGTCGCTCCTGTCGCGCCGGTGATCTCGGGGACGCTGTCGCCCGAGCTCGCCAGCACCAACTACGCCGACACCGTCCGCGCCAGTCGGCTCGCCGCCCTCGCGGCCGCGCAGCGGTAAGGAGGCACGAGATGGCTTCTCAGGGCGTCAAGCACATCCGGGGCAGCGAGAGGAAGACGGCGAGCGAGACCATCGCCGCCAACCTCCTCGTCGAGTGCCACACCACGGCCGGCCAGGTCAGCCTGTGCCCGTCGGCGGGCGTCCCGCTCGGGGTCGCGTACGACGCGATCGCGTCCGGGGCCGTCGGCGACATCCAGGTGATCACGCCGGGCGACATCGTCCAGTCCAAGGGCTCGACCACGATCGCGGTCGGCGACTACCTCGTGGCTGCCGCCAGCGGCGAGGTCGCGCCGGAGTCCCCGGTCACGACCAGGACCGCGAACACCATCGGCGTCGCCGAGGAGGCCTGCTCCGGTGCCGCTGCGCTCTTCCGCTGGCGGGTGGGGGTCTGACATGAGTGAGAACAACGGCGTCCAGGCCCTCATCGACCAGCACGGCGACAGGGTCATCTTCCAGAGGGTGACCGCGGCCGGCCTGTCCGGTCTCCGCCCCTCGAACAACGCGATGCTCCCGGGCGGGGTCGCGTACGAGCAGCAGTCCTCCATCGGGGAGATGCTCCTGCCGTCCACGATGGCCGCTCCCGACGGGACGATGAAGGGCACCTACGTCACGTTCGGGAAGGAAGCGCTCCTCAGCGGCGAGAAGGACGAGATTGGGCTCTACGGTGAGTTCCCCAGGGCCGACCTCGGCGTCACGTTCACCGACATCGAGCTGAAGGTCTACGGCATGTCGGCCTGGGTGTCGCCCTGGGAGCGCAGCGTCGCTGCCGCCTCGGGGATCGACATCTACAGCCAGAAGGCCAAGCTCATCCGGACGCAGGTGGAAACGGCGCGCGAGGCTCGCGCGGCCACCCTCCTGACGACCACCTCGAACTACGCGAGCGCGAGCCACTACGAGACGCTCAGCGGCACCTCGCAGTGGTCTCACTCCTCGGCCGATCCGCTCGGGGCCATCAACACCAAGATCGAGACCCTCAGGGGCATCCTCGGAGCGCGGCCCAACGTGCTGTGGCTGAGCCCGAAGGCGGCGAACGCCCTCCGGCTCCACCCGAACATCGTCAAGTACGTCTCCGGCGGCTCGACGCGAGTCAACCCGGCGGTCCCGATCAGCCTCGAGATGGTCCAGTCCATCCTCGGGGTCAGGGTCTACGTCGGCGAGGCGATCGCTGCGACGGCGCCCGGCGGCACGGTCTCCGATGTCTGGGGCGACTGCGCCGGCCTGCTCTACGTCGGCGGGCCCGGGATGTACGACCTCAAGTTCGGCTGCACGCTGATCTCCTCGGGCTACCCGAAGCAGCGCGTCGAGCGCGACCCGCACCGCGGCGACTCCGGCATCGAAGTCCTCTACTACTCCGACGCCTACACCCACGCGGTGCAACTCAACACGGCGGGCTACCTCTGGTCCGACGTGACGGCGTAAGGAGGCTGAGATGAGCAACGAAACCATCTACACGCTCCTCTCCGCAGTCGCCGCGCAGGGTGCCGGAGACGCCGTCCGTGTGGACGCTCCCGGCGCCCTCGTTCTCGTCACCTCGGCCAGCACCTCGAGCGCCACGGTCCTGATCCAGGGCTCGCTCGACAACTCGGTGTGGCAGACGCTCAAGAGCATCAGCAACCCGGCGGCGGGCCCCTCGGGCTCGGCCTACATGGGCACCGCCTGGAAGTACATGCGCGCGAACGTCTCCGCCTGGTCCAGCGGGACCATCACGGCGAAGATGCAGCTCCTGGACGTCGACCCCGGCGCGTGGAAGACGGCCGAGAGCCCGACGGCCACTGCGACCGACATCTCCGTCGGGACCGTGACCTGCACGAAGGTCATCAACGACGACCTCACGACGGGGCGCGTCGTCATCTCGACCACGGCGGGCGAGCTGACCGACAACTCCGGGCTCCTCTTCGACGGCTCGTACCTCACGGTGCCGTCGCTCAAGGACACGGCCGCCACCGCGACCCGCGTTCCGTACGCTGGAGCGTCGAAGGAGCTGGCCTACAACGCCGCCTTCACCTTCACCGCCTCCGGCGCGATCCTCGCCTCGACCGTCTTCTCGGGCGGGCTGAAGCACACCATCGCCGCGAAGGCTGGCGACGGCGCCATCACAAGCGCGCCGGGCGTGATCGTCATCACGAAGGCGTCTCCGCTCGGATCCTCGACCCTGGCGACTCCAACCGTCACGGCTCACGACGGCTACATCCTCACGATCGTCGCCGGGACCGCTGCGGCCCACGTCGTGTCCTGCGCGAGCGGCAAGGTCAACGGCGGCAGCATCACCACCCTCACGTTCGGCGGAGCCATCGGTGACTCGGTGACGATGGTTGCCTACCAGGGCGTCTGGTACGTCATCTCCAACATCAACGTCACCATTTCGTAACCAACCCGGCCGGGGGCTCCTCACGGGGCTCCCGGCATTCTCTCCGAGGGAGGAGACCCATGGCGACGAAGACGAAGGCGCCCACCCAGGCGCAGATCCTGACCCAGATCAACGAGCGGCTCGGGGCCATCCAGGAGGCTGTCTCGACGGGGTTCGTCCCGCCGGCGCCCCCGCCGGTCGCGGTCGACGAGTTCCCGTTCTGGAAGCGGCCGGCCGATGACCTGACGGTCCCGCCGATGGGGCCCTCCGGCTTCACGATGGGGCGCGACGGCTACCTGAAGACCGTCTTCGACCCGGCGGAGGTGCGCGAACGGGCTCTCTACTGCATCGGCTACCAGGGCAACAGGGTGTACTACGCCGAGCCGTTCCTGACGAGGGTCTGGGCCGATGTCGCGACCATCTGCACGAAGGCCGCGGACCCGACGAACGGCTACGCGGCGTACCGCACGTATCGCCGCGGCCTGCTCGACGGCGTTGACCCCGAGGTCGCGATCGTCGCAACGCTCACGGGCGAGATCCAGCTCTGGTCTTCTGGTCCGCATCCCGCTCTCCAGTACAGGACGCTGGAGGCTCTGCTCAAGGAGCGCTCCGGCGCGAACGCCGGGCAGGGGCCGTCGGGGGAGTGACGTGAGTGACGGGCCGCGAGCGATCCTCTTCGGTGCTGGTCGCCGTGCTTGCGGTGACGACGCTGGCGGCCCCGGTCTACACGCCTCCGCCCCGTCCTACGCCGCAGCGCACGCCCGCGCCCACGGCGCCGGCTGTGCCTGCAACTCCACCACCGACGGTGACGCCGCCACGTACTCCGCCGCCGACTCCACGCCCGACGCCGGCACCTACCGCGGCTCCCACACGGCCGACTGCGGGGCCGACTCCTGCTCCTGCTTCGTCGGGTCTCGTTCTGACGATCACGGACCCGACGGGGAAGGTCATCTTCAGCGTCCCAGCGGACACGGTCCGGCTGGCGGTCTGTGAGGGAGGGACCAACTCATGCTTCGTGCTCAGGATGACCCCCGCCTCGCGGTGAGGGTCTGCGCGGCTCTGTCCGCGCTCGTCCTCCTCGGGAGCCTCGGCCTCGCGCTCGCCACCTCTGGCTGCGCCCACGCGACCGATCCGCTCGTCGTCGATACCGAGCGGATTCTCATCGTGTCTCCGACCGTCTACGACGAGCTGATGCTGTGGGCTGACCGGAACGACGCGATCCTGACGCCGGCCGCGAAGGCCACGTTCTCGCGGATCCGGGGGGCCTTCCCGCCAGCCTACCGCTCCCTCGACTCGGCGCTGCAGGTCTACAAGGCGGGCCGCTCTGGCGACCTCCTGGCGGCCCGGGACGAGCTCGATCGGATGCTGGTTGAGGCCAACGCGCTCGTCATCGCCTTCGGCGGTCCAGATCTGATCGGAGGGAAGCAGTGAACAGCGTCCTGATCGTCCTCCTCGGGCAGGTCGTCCAGGTACTCCTGAAGGCCGTGCTGAAGAACCCCGACCTCGTCCCGGACGTGTCGCGGATCATCGCGGCGATCCTCCCGGCGCTCTCGAAGGCGACCGGGGAGACGCCGGAGGAGACCGAGGCCCGCCGGGCGGCGGCCGAGGCGATCTTCGCGAAGTGGGAGACGAAGCCGTGAAGGCATGGCTCGACTCCGACGCGATCCGGTACCTCTTCTTCACCTGGCTCGCCAGCTTCATCGCGCAGCTCGCCTCCATGCTCGAGAACCCTCCGGTGAACTGGCGAACCCTGGGGATCCAGGCGCTCATCGCGCTCGGCGGGGTCCTCCTCCGGATGTCGAAGCCTGATGTCGTTGCGCCGATCGCGGCCCTCAACAGGCAGAACCCGAAGGGATGAACGACGATGCCCGATCCCGTCTGGGCCTGGCTCGTTGGCGGCGGGTTGACCGTCGTCGTGACCATCCTCGGAGGGATCCGATGGCTCGCGAAGGTCGTCTCACGCGAGGAGATGAAGCTCGTGCTCGAACAGCATGACGCTGACCCCTACGCCCATCAGGCGGCAGCGCGGCACAACCACGCCGGCATGGAGACGAAGCTCGACAGGCTGGCGGAGCAGATGACCGAGGTCCACGAGGACCTCGCCAGGCTGATCGACGCCCACAACGCCGCGGCCACGACCGGCGCGTGCATCGTGGTTCGCTCTCGGCGAGAGATGGGCGAGAGGGGCGGACGGTAACGTGGCATCCCGCTCCCTCTCCGACTGCGAGCCCCTCCTGGCCGAGAGAATCACGGCCCTGATGGAGGAGTTCGCGCGCTCGGAGGGCGGGCTCTGGCGGCTCCTGATCACCTGCACGCACCGGACGCCGGCCGAGCAGGACGCGATCTGGCTCCAGGGTCGAGCGGATCTCGAGGCCGTGAACGCGGCCCGGGCTCGCGTGGGCCTCGGCTCGATCGAAGCGGCCGAGAACCGGAAGGTCACCTGGACGCGCGCGAGCCAGCACACGGTGAAGCCGGCGCGGGCCGTCGACCTCGCTGTCGCGTTCGACCCTGACGGAGTGGCCGGCAAGGTGAAGCCTGCCATCGAGTGGGACGACGAGCGGCGCTACCGAAAGATGGGCCGGATGGCCGAGCGCCTCGGCCTCGTCTGGGGCGGCTCCTGGGAGCGCAACCCTGACCTGTGCCACGTCGAGCTGCGGAGGACCGCCTGATGGGTTACTGCCTCGAGGCCGACCTCCAGGCCGACATCCCGGACACCAGGCTCGCCGAGCTGACGGCCGAGTCCGGGACGGTCATCGACTCGGCGATCGTCACCAAGGCGATCGACTCAGCCTCCGACGCGATGGACAGGTACCTGGCCGGGCGCTACACCGTCCCGGTCACGGACGCGACGGCCCTCGAGATCCTCCGCCCGACCTGCGTCGCCATCGTCCGGTTCCGCCTCTACGGCCGCCGGGATCAGTCGATGGACCCGAAGGACGACCCGGTCAGGGTTGAGTACGACGAGGCGATGCGCTGGCTCAGGGACGTGGCGAAGGGCGCGGCGGACCTGCCTCCGTCCGCAACCGCGGCCACGGTGACGATCCCTGACGCCGACTCGGACGATGCGAGCTTCGGGTCTGAGGACCCCGTCTTCACCGACGCGGGGCTCCTGTGATCTCCGTCAGCATCAGCGGCAGCGCTCCGGAGCTCCAGGCGAAGCTCCTGAAGCTAGCCTCCGCGACCGGTGGAGGGGGACGCCAGAAGCTCCTCGAGATCGCCGGCCGGCACATGGTCTCGACGGAGGTCCCGCGGGTGTTCCGCGAGAACGGCCCGGGCTGGGCCCGGCCGAAGTACCGCCGGGGCGAGCCGCTGAAGGACACCGGCGTCCTGAAGAACTCGATCGCCTACCGCGTCCAGGGCGATGACGTCCGGATCGGAACGCCGCTGGTCTACGCCAGGGCGCAGCAGGAGGGCGCGACAATCCGTCCCGTCCGCCGGCAGTGGCTCGCCATCCCGCTCTCGCCGCCGCTCACGACCTCGGAGCGGCGCACGAAGACGCCGCGGGACTTCCATGGCGCGTTCGTCCTCATTCACGGTCCCGAGGGTCCTGGACTCTACCGGAAGAGCGGCGTTGCGCGCTCGGTCAGCCTCAAGACCAGGCGCACGTCTTACCGGTCCGGGACCCTCGGGATCGAGCGGATCTTCGCCTTCGTGAAGTCGGTCGAGATCAAGCCCAGGCCGTTCCTCCGCTGGACGCCGCGGGCGATCCTCGGGATCAAGAACCTCTGGGAAGCCTACGTCCGGAGGGCCGCCGCGTGAGTGACATCGGCCTTTACGCGGCCCTCGAGGCAGAGCTGATCGCGGCCCTGACCGGGATCTCCGGCGTTGCGACGCTCGTCCCCACGGTCAGCGTGGACCGGCTGGCTGGCATGGACGGAGTCCGGAAGCCGGCCATCGGGGTCATCGACACCGGGGCCGAGTTTCGGGAGCAGTACGCCATCACGAAGGGCCGTTCCCTGGCCACGGTCTCCTGGGACATCGCCATCGTGGTCCAGAACATGAGGGGCGTGACCGCGGCCAGGCCGACGGTCCGGACCCTCCTCGAGACGATCCGCGACCGGGTTCACTGGCTCCAGACGGGCACGTCCTCCAAGGGGCGCTACCGGTGGAGGAGTGACCAGCACATCCAGCTACCAGACGATTCGCTTGACGCAGCCGTGGCCTCGTTCGAGATCGCGGTGAGCGTAGGAACTTGAAAGGAGAACGCCCATGGCTGATCCCGCAACCGGAGCACTGTCAGACCTTGTAATCGGGCCGGAAGGTTCCGGGTGGGGGGTCAAGGCCACCCACGGGAACCTCCTCGCGTACCGGTCCTGCAACATGAAGCCGAGCCAGGCCCTCAATGACAACCCGAACATGAGGGGCGACTTCAACCCCGGGATCCCCGGCTACGGAAAGAAGTCCTCCTCCGGAACCCTGGCGCTCGTCCCCACGATCACGAGCGCGCCGTTCCTGTTCTACTGGCTCTTCGGCAACCTGGACACGACCGGGGTCGGCGACCCGTACACGCACGTCGCCGAGCTCGCCAGCGACGTCCAGATCCCGATGTCGCTGAACAACACGATCGACCTGGCGACAGACCAGTTCGCGCTCTCGGTCGGGACCCGCATCAACTCGATGACGATCCCCTTCGGCCCTGACGGGTTCTCCGAGTGGTCGCTCGAGCTGATGGCGAAGGAGACCACGTACGCCGTGGCCGCCACCAACCAGATCGACGCGTCCCCGGTCGACTTCACTGGCGGCGAGCCGCTCGACAACGTGATGATCGACGAGACGGCCGGTATCAAGATCGGCACGTACGGCGCCGAGTCGCTCGTCACCTACGTCCAGAGCGGGTCGCTGACCATCGGCGCAAACCTCTACGGCGACGACTACCGAGTGGCGGCCGGCGGGGCCCGCGGCTCCCTGGTGCCCGGCAAGTACACCGTCGGCGGGACGATGAAGGTCGCGATCGACTCGGCCGACGTCGTGACTCTCCTGGGCGCCGGGACCCCGCAGAGCATGATCCTCTACTGGTACCTGGCGTCGAATCGGACCCTGAAGATCCAGATGCCGGCGACGTACTTCCAGAAGACGGGACCGGACATCCAGGACGGCCCGCTCTTCGCGGACATCGCGTTCAAGGCCGCCTTCTCGACCCTCACGACTCCCGACACGTCCATCCAGGTCACGATCGTCAACGGCACGCCCGGGACGACCTACAAGGCCACGTCGTAAGGCGGGGAGGCTGAGATGGCTGATCCCGCAATCGGCTCCCTCTCGACGCTCAGGATCGGCATCGAGTCGGCCTGGGGCACCGCCAACACGAACGGGAACACGATCGCGTACCGCTCGGGCGGCATCAAGCCGGCCCAGCCGCTGAACGACAACCCCAACATGCGTGGGGACTTCAGCCCGAGCGTCCCTGGCTCTGGCAAGAAGGCAGCGCAGGGGACCATCGCGTTCGTCCCGACGATCGACTCGATCCCGTACATCTTCTACTGGCTCTTCGGGAACATCAGCTCGACGGACAACACGACGTACTGGACGCACGTCAGCACGCTCGCCGACGACATGCCGCTCTCCATGACGGTGTCGAACCTCGTTGACCTCGACACGGATCAGTGGCTTCAGGGCATCGGCTGCCGTATCAACTCCCTGACCATCCCGTTCGGGCCTGACGGCTTCAGCGAGTGGTCCATGGAGGTCATGGCGAAGGACGCGACGTTCGAACTGAGCGGCCTGACGCAACTCGCCGACCTGACGACGGGCGAGGTGCTGGACAACATCCTGCTCGACTCGACGGACGGCGTGAAGATCGGCGGCTCGACCGTCGGCTACGTCCAGAGCGGCAGCCTCAGGATCTCGGCGAACCTCTTCGCCGACGACTACAGGGCCGGGACGTCCGGGGTCAGAGGCTCGCTCGTCCCTGGCAAGTACACGGTCGACGGGTCGATCAAGGTGGCTCTCGACTCCGCGGCCGTGCTCACGCTTCTCGGGGCCGGGACGCCGCAGGCCTTCCAGCTCCTGTGGAACCTGGGCACCAACCGGACCCTGACCATCAGCCTGCCGGCGACGTACTTCCAGAAGACCGGTCCAGACGTGCAGGACGGGCCCCTCTTCGCGGACGTCTCGTTCAAGTGCGCGTACGACAGCGTGACCGGTACCGCGATCACGACCACGGTGGACAACAACCAGATCGACACGATCTACACGGCGACTTCGTAGGAGGAGGAACCATGGCGCGCGAGTACGAAAAGGGCGGGGAGAACTTCACCATCAAGCCTTTCACCCCGGCGCGGCTCACCGAGACGCTCCGGGGCGTGAAGGGCAAGCTCCCGGAGGACTTCGACCCCAGCGACCCCGAGCAGCTCAAGAAGCTCGAGGTCATCGGGGTGCTCCACGAGTTCATCGCGGAGCAGGCCCGGGTCTGCGTCGAGAACTGGACGAAGGACGGGAAGCCGTTCCTCTCCTCCAGCCCCGAGCGGGCCCGGGCTCAGATCATGGACCGGCCGAAGGTGGCGGCGTGGATCGTCGCCAGGGCCAAGGAGATCGCCGAGGAGGAAGACAAGGAGTTCGAGGAGCAGTCGGGAAACTGACGGCCGTCGCCAGGGCTTTGCGTGCGCTTCACGGGAGCCCTGGCGACACCTGTAAGGAGTGCCGGGCCTATGGGACGCGCAAGTACGGGATCGAAGGCGCCTGCTCACGCACTGGCACCAAGGTCTGTAAGCGTGAGGGCCCCGTACGCGAGGCCGAGCGGAAGCTCACGTCCCTCGACGCTCGAGAGGCGCTCCGGCTCTTCCATGCCTCGTCCTCACAGTGGCGCGTGGGGCCCGGCGGCATCGTCGGGCTGGACTACCTGGCGGTGGAGCGCGTTGCGGCATGGATGGAGATCCGTATGTCGGAGCCGCTCCTCAAGTACCTACAGATCCTGGAGGCAGAGACGCTCGCAGCGGTCAACCCGAAGCGGGAGGAGGTAACCCGACGTGGCCCAGAACACGGTCGAAATCGGCCTCCACGCCCGCGATGACGCCTCCGCGGCGATTCAGGGGGTCGCGAACCAGCTCAAGGGGCTGATGGGGCAGATGGCCGCGCTGGCCGGATTCGGCGGCCTGACGGCGGGATTCGCCTCCCTGGTGAAGTCCGGGATCGAGTTCAACCGGACGATGGAGGACACGCGGTCGGGGATCGCGTCCGTGATCCTGATGACCCGGGAGTACGTCGACCAGGCCGGGCGGGTCGTCCAGGGGCAGAAGGCGATCAGCATGGCCTTCGGCGAGGCGTCGAAGATCCAGGCGGACCTCCGGAAGGACGCGCTCGGGACCGTCGCCTCCTACACGGAGCTGGCGCAGGCGTTCAACTCGTCCCTGGCCCCGGCGACCCGGGCCGGCGTCACGAACCTCGACGACGTGCGGAAGATCACGGTCATGGCGACCCAGGCCATGGCCGCGCTCGGGATCCCGACGAACCAGGCGGCGCAGGAGCTCCGCGGGCTCTTCATGGGCGAGACCGGGCCTGACAACCGCCTGAACCAGATCCTCCGGATCACGAAGGAGGACCTGGCGAAGGTGCAGGGGAACGCCGAGGCCACGGCGAAGCTGTTCTACGACCGGCTCAAGCCGGCCGCCGAGGCCGCGAGCGTCGCGATGCAGAGCTTCTCCGGGCGGCTCTCGAACCTCGGGGACGCCTGGGACGACGTGGCCGGGAAGTTCACTGCGGACCTCTTCGCCGACCTGAAGGCCGGGCTGAAGGACGTCCAGGGCGAGCTCGAGCTGGCAGCGCAGAACGCTGAGGTCTGGGGGACCGCGGTCTGGACCTCCATCAAGGCGATCTTCTCGCCGCTCGGGGCCATCGTGAAGTCGGCCATGGCAGACGCGGACGCCCGCGTGAAGGCCGCCGGCGGAACCTGGACTGAGGTGCTCCAGTCTGTCGCTCTGGCGATCAACAACATCATGTACTTCGTGCGGGTCATCGCCGTGGCGGTCGTCCAGGCCGTGATGCACCCGTTGGACGCCCTCCGCGTTGCGGTGGGGCAGATCGTGGCGGACATCGCCGGCCACCTAGCTGACATCGTCGGGGCGCTCCCGGGTGGGGTCGGCGAGGGCATGGCCGAGGGGCTCCGGAAGGCCGCAGCGGCCGCGACGCAGTGGTACACGGAAAGCAACAAGTACCTCGAGAACTCCGAAAAGGGCGCTGCGGCCGCTCTCGACGCCTGGAAGGCGAACGAGGCGGCCATCCTCCGGAACGCCTCGGCCGTGAAGCAGCTCGGGGACAACGCGAGCCGGGCGAAGGACCAGCAGGAGGAGGCCGCCTCAGCGTTCACCAGCAAGAAGCTCCCGAAGTCGACGACCTGGGGCGGCTTGGCCGGCGGGAGCGAGATCCTCATGGGCTCGTCCCTCGGCGCCCAGGCCGAGACCGATGGCGCCTGGGGCATCTTCGGGATGCGGCGAGCCGACATGGAGGACAAGGCCCGCGAGATCCTCGAGATGAACGACTCCGTCACGGCTGGCGTCGAGGCCGGCTGGCTCAGGGTCCAGGCCAGCGTCTCGACATCCGCCGAGTCCGCCGCGCAGCTCGTCATCGGGACCTGGGAGGCCATGTCCCGGGCCTTCAACGACTCGTTCTACAGCGTCATCACCGGGCGCCTGGACGACCTCGGGGACATCTTCAGCGGCCTAATGGACAACATGGCCGGGCTCTTCTCGAACCTCGTCACGAACATGGTCCAGAAGTGGCTCTCGGGCCAGGAGTCGATCGTCACGGGCTGGCAGAACCTCAACAAGTCCATGCAGAACTCGTCCGGGGGCCTGTCGGTCCAGGGCGGGGTGATGGCGGCGGGGATGGGGTACGGCATCGGCGGGATGGTTGGGCAGGGGACGCAGAACAACCAGATCGGTGGCGCTATCGGCGCCGTCGTCGGCGGGATCATCGGTTCCGTCATCCCGATCATAGGGACGATGCTCGGGTCGCTCATCGGCTCCGTCCTCGGTGGCATCATCGGCGGACTCTTCAACAAGAATTCTGAGAAGTTCGTCAACCTCTCGGCCTACGGGATGATCGGCCGCGGCGAAGGCCCGACGACTCCGCTCGGGGCCAGGGCAGTAGACGCCATCGGCGGTACGCAGTCCGCGATGGGCGATGTCCTCCGCATGACCGAGACCGGCCGCGGACAGACCAGCCTAATGAACCAAATGGTCAAGGAGTACATCAAGAACTTCGGGACGACCGTCGGGGCTGGGAGTTCCGAGGATCTCCAGAAGGACCTGGAGTACGTCCTCACCGGCCAGATTCCGCGCGAGCTGATGCACACGCTTTTCGGCCAGAAGGCGAGGACCGTTGCTGGGGGCGGCGACGGACGCACGGCGTGGGGAGCGCAGGGCGCGATCACGTCTTGGTACGACGTCGGGGCAGAGGAGAGCACGACGGACGCGCCCCTCTACAAGATGCTTGACTCGCTCGGCTTCACCGTCGAGAAGATGAACCAGGTCGCCAGCCAGATCGACTCGAAAACCCCGGAGGAGTTTCAGAAGTACTTCAGCGATCTCGTCGGCACCGTCGTCACGATCGACCGGCTCAAGACGGCGATGGGGAAGAGCCGCACGGGCGTCTGGGCGGACTTCGCGGCCGAGGAGGGGAAGACCCCGATCGACGACCTGACAGACTCGGCCTCGACTCTGAAGGGCCTCTTCGGCGAGATCGGCTACTTCGTTGGCGACGCTCAGGTGACGAAAGCGAAGGAGCTGCTCGACCAGGTCAACGCCCGGTGGGAGTCAGAGTTGGAGTACCTCCGTGAGGTCTACGCGCTCCAGAAGCAGGTCGCCGACGTCACGACCGAGTCCACGCGCGGGATCCGGAACAGGGAGTTCGCGGAGACCGGAGCGCAGCGGCTCTCCCGGTGGGGCACAGAGGCTGCAGCCACGCTGACCCTCATGTCCCCGATCCCGCCAGCGCTCCCGACCGAAGGCGAGGAGGGGGCCGCGACCGTCTACACGAATCCGCAGCAGGCGTTCGCGTCCTTCCAGAAGATCAAGAGCCTCTTCGACCAGGCGACCGGCTACTTCGTACAGCTCTGGCAGCGGGCGAGCGCGATCCAGTCCTCGCTCAGCGATACGAAGGGGCTCTTCGACTCCCAGGTCATCGGCGCGACCGTGGCGAAGGGGGAGGGGCTCAACCAGTACTGGAAGGACGCGATGCAGCTTCAGGCGGACTACGTCGCGGCCACGACCATGTCAGGCGAGGAGCAGCTCTCGGCCATCGAGAAGATCAACGAGAAGGCCCGGTCGATGTACGACCACCAGCTCGAGATGATCGACGCTCTTCAGACCGGGATGGCGGCGCTCGTGAAATCCTCGGCGGACTTCAAGTGGCAGATGCGCTTCGACATGGCGAGCCAGTACGGGACCGACGCGAACTCGCGCGTCGGCATGATCAAGGCCCAACTCGGGAGCCTGATCGGAAACGACACGGCGATCGGGAAGATTGAGAGCGCCGACACGCCCGAGGAGATCCAGCGGATCACCGCAGAGGCCGAGTCGCTGCTGAAGACCTACTGGGGGATGTTCAGCGAGGACGACCCACGGCGGAAGGAAGCCCAGAAGTGGATCAACCAGCAACTCGACAAGATGGTGAACGAGGCGGCGGGTCGCTCGGCCGAGATCATGGAGGGCCTCGACGTCCAGAACTCCGCGATCAAGGGAACGCTCGGCGGGACCTCGGACCTCCTCGTGACGGCCATGGCCGCGGCGACGACTGGCATGGATGCCTGGGTCGCCACCCTGGATTCGGCGAAGACGAAGTTCACGGAGTCGACCAACACCCTGGCCGACGGGATCCTCGCGACGAACGCCGAGCTGATCACACTGGCCGACGCGCTGCGGAAGCTCCTGGCGGAGACCGTGCCGGTGGCTGTAATCCCGACTCCGCCAGTCAAACCGGTCAAGCCGCCTGTCATTCTTCCCCCGGACGACGGCAAGCCACCCGACCCGCCACCGGAAGATGTTCCGCCAGGGACTCCGCCGGAAGACTGGGGGAACGTTCTCTCGGTGACGACGCCCGGGGTGCAGGACCTGCTCGACGGCCTCGGCGCTGCGGCCATAGCACCGCTCTCGGACATGCTCGCGGACCAGTCGTTCTCGAAGCCGTGGTCGCCTGTCGATGTCTATGGCAAGCAGATTCCGGTCGATGTCTATGGCGAGAAGCTGCTGACCGGGATGGAGAAGCACCCGCTCTTCATGCTGTTCGACGGCGGGCTCAAGTCCACCGAGCGGCTGTTCCTCGCGTTCGACGCACTCTCCGAGAAGCTGGAGAGGGCTGGCGGCGGCGACCTTGAGGGCAAGTTCTACCCGCAGGTTCCGGTCTACTACGAAACGAGGACCGACTGATGGCTCTCCCGACCTACATCGAGACGCACCGAACCGACGTCGAGAGGATCTGGTGCTACCTCGTCACCGTCGAGCTCCCCGAGACCCCAACGTACTACTACCTGACCGACTTCGACCGCGACGTTACCTACGGGGGCGAGACCTACACAGCTTCTCCCGGCGTGAACGTCACCGGCGTGCGCGGCAACGATTCGACGCTGGCGGGCGCGAGCCTCGAGATCCTGAACGACGCCTCGAACACCTGGGGCTCGATTGCGTCGGATTTCGCCGGCCAGAACCGGGCGCCGATCGTAACGATCCGGGAAGCATGGCTCAACCTAACCGCGAATCCGGTCACGGTAGAGGACACGGAGAACGCCGCCTACGTGGTCTGCAAGGGCTACGCGGAGGGGCCTGAGTGGAACGACACGACCATCCGCTTCTCCGTGGCGAACGGGCGCCTGGCGCTCGCGCGGAAGCTCCCGGCCCGGCAGTACGGCACGAGCTGCACCTATCGGCAGTTCAAGGGTGCGCAGTGCGGCTACGTCGGGGCCCAGACGACCTGCACGCGCCAGTACGCGGACTGTCCGAACAGCTCCGACCCTGGGGCGAACGTACTCCGCTTCGGCGGCTGGATGGCGCTCCCGCAGGTCGACGGGAAGTACTACTACTTCGGTGGCGAGAAGCTCGATCTGGGGAGGCTCTGAATGGAAACGTGGCCCATCACCGATACCCCGAGCGAAGGGATGGAGGTCGGACAGAGGCTGAAGGTAACGATCTCCGAGTCCCTCTCCGGCTACGAGCAGCGCCGAAAGCGCTGGGCGACGCCCAGGCTTCGCTGGAGCGCGTCGTTCGACAAGGCCGGGGACAACACGCTCTCGAACCTGAACCTCCTGTGGAACTTCTACGAGGCGCGAGGGGCTACCTTCGAGGCGTTCATCTTCCACGACCCTGACGAGTCGAGGCTCTGGGAGAACGTCCTGTTCGGCGCCGGAGACGACACGGGCGGCCCCTTCACCCTCCCGATGTACAAGACGACCAGCACGGGCGGCATCACGGTCAAGGTGGACGGCGTCACCGAGACGCACGTCACGTTCGACGGAAGCGGGGCGAACGACAGGCGGAGGGTGTCCTTCGCATATGGCTACTACCCAGCGGCCGGAACGGCCCTGACCGTGTCCTTCACGGGCCGACGCTCGATCGCGGCGCGGTTCGAGTCGGATTACATGAGCTACCAGGCGTTCAGCAACGCCCTCTACTCGTTCGGTGTTGGAATCGTGAGCGTGAAGGGTGAGTAGAACCCTCGACTGGCCCAGCCCGTCTCCTCCGACCCCGGGCCCGGCGCAAACAGTCGGCTCAGGGCAGCAGATCCGGGAGGCTGTTCGGGTAGCCCAGGGAAACCGGGTGCCGATCGTCTACGGGCAGTGCAAGGTCGGGTACGACCTGGTCTACCTGAACACGAAGAGCGGGGACGACGACCTGACGGGTGACCCGAGCGAGCTCCTCCTGACGGCCATCGGAGTGATCTCCGAGGGGCCGATCTCCGGGGCGACGAAGTACTACGCGCCGAACGGCGACGAGTTCGACATCGACGAGTGGTACGCAACGGGCGACGACACCCCAATCTTCGGCATTGACGTCATCAACGGTGGGATGCCGTCCCCGGATCTCCAGGTCTCTGCGGCGGCGGCGTCCGGAAGCACCTGGGGATACCGAATTGCCTACACCTACTTCGGCGGCGCCATGCCGTTCGGAGCGACCCCGGAAGTGACTGTCAACGGGGCCGCCACCCCGGCTAACACGATCTCCTGGACGATCCCGATCAACGACAGCGGCTACGCCATGGTCGGAGCAGTTACCATCTTCCGGACCACCAGCCCGAACGAGGGGACCTATCCACTCGGGTGCATCGGACAGGTTAAGTACAACACGGGAACGGGTCTCCCTCTGACGAGGGTTCTGAACCCAACGACAGCCACGCTCGACGACACCGGACAGGCACTCACCAGCGTGATGACGATCGAGGACCCGGCGCCCTGCTCGCTGATGCCGGGTACGGCCTTCGTCGTGCTGACATGGTATCGGAACAACCCGAACATGCGGACCGTCGAGTTTCCGCGGCTACTCGTCCAGGGCCGCCTGCTCGCGGACCCGGACGTCCCAACAGATGCCGCCCTTACAGCAACCGATGCCACCGTCACGGTGGCCGACACGACCGGCCTTGCGGCCGGGATGGCCGTCTACGGGACCGGCATCCCCTACGGTGCGCACATCCTTTCCGTGACCGACGCGACCCACTTCGAGCTGACAGCCGCGGCGACGATCACGGACGCCTCGACAAACATCTACATCGCGTCGAACTACTCGACAAACCCCGCTCTTCAGCTCCTGGACCTGAAGCTTTCCACGCAGTACGGGGACGGTGTCCCATGGGGCGACATCGACACGGCAAGCATCACGACCGCCGTGGACTACTGCGACACCGTGATCGCCGGAGAGGGCAATCGGAAGACCGCTACGTCCGGTATCCAGCTCCGCGAGGTGAAGTCCGGAGAGGACTGGCAGCGGACGATCGGCCTCGCGGCAGGGCTCTACTGGAAGTTCTCGGCAGGGCAGTGGGCGCTCGTCATCGAGCAGACTGGGGCACCGGTCCGGACGCTCACAGTGGACGATCTCCTCGAGTCGCCGACCCTCCGCCGGACGGCATTCAAGGGCCTGCGCGACCTGCCGAACAGGGCCACGGTCGAATGGACGGACCCGTCAACAGACGGGGCCTGGCGCGTCCGGACGGTGTCAGTCCAGGCCGCAGAGGTGGACCAGGGCGCCGAGATCCGCGAGGGCAGCAACTACTCCTTCCACCAGATCCAGAACGAGTACGAGGCGTACGCCGCGGCTTGGCGGGTGCTCAACACCATCACGCTTGACCTGACGATCGTGGCGAAGCTGATGCCCGAGCACCAGGACCTTGCGGTGGGCGACATCGTTGCCGTGACGTATGGGCCGCTCGGCATGACGGCGAAGAAGTTCCGGATCACCGGGCTCGACAGGGACGATACCGACGACTCCCTCGTCCTGTCGGGGACAGAGTACGAGGACACGATCTACACGTACGCCGCGGTTACGATCAACATACTCGGCGCCGCTGGGAACAACCTCGGGTTTGCCGACGACTTCGCAAGTTGGACCCTGCGGGACCAGGTCTACGAGTCCACCTGGGACTACTCCACGCCGGGGCAGCGGTCGAAGGTCCTCACGCGGGTGCCTGGGTTCGAGTACCTGCTCCTCTCGCCCCCGACGGCCTATTCAGCGATTCGCTGCTACTACTGGCCGACTGAGTCCGTCGCCGCGAAGACTTGGAGCGAACTCGAGGCGGCGATCGGTTCGGGCGCCTTCTGGTTCGACGATCCTAACGTGACCGGCGGGGCGACGAACCCGGAGCTCTGGGACGCCGACATCACGGCGGGGTACTTCGCCGTCGCGTCGCCCGGCTCGTGGCACACGAAGGTGACGACTGTCGAGACGCTCGGATCGGACAACGCGACCGTGGTCAGCACCACGACGACGACGGAGACACGCGGGATGACGGTTCGGTGGAAGCTCGTGTCGGCGAACGGCGAGGTCTCGACGGCGACCGGGGTCGTCTACCACATGGCCGACGACTCGAGCAGCGACGTGACGACAGACCTCGGCACCGTCCCTCCGATCCCTGTCATCAACGTCACCGCAGGCGACACGCTCACCTACGCACCGTCCATCTCGTTCGCCGTCCCAGACTCGGACTTCACGACCTACCCGGAGGCGTCCTACTCGGGCACAGGGGACTGCACCGTCACTGGCGACGACGGCGAGTCGAGCTGGGCGAGCCCGTTCGCTGGGGCGATTGTCCTCGACACTGGCGTCGCGGGGAGGCGTTTCAAGGGGCTGTACTTCAAGGCGAGCGGCACGAACGGCGCCGAGACGACCGACGTCGTTATTGCCTACTCGTCAAACGGCAGCTCTTGGACGAACGTCACGGGCTTCACGGCTCGTGTCGCAGCCACCTGGCATTACCAGGGAGGCGCCAACCTGGAAGATGACAACACCCCCAACTATGCCACGTGGTCCGACCCCGGTGCCGCTTACAGGTACTGGAGGCTTACCAACGGGGCCGGCGCCAGCAAGATCCGAGAGACCTCGGCTGGCGTCCTCCATAGCCTTTCGGGGCTGCGTTGGTTTTCCATGGACGCTGCGGCCACCACGGAGGTGGCGTCCAGCTTCGTCCTCCGCCGAATCACCGGCGGCTCGATCGACTACGGCGTAACTGAAAGCGAAATCCTCGCCACGATTCCGAGGGCCTCCATCCCTACCAGCGGCCAACCGCTCGACATCAGGCCATGGGTCATCCTTGAACAGCACGACTCGTCCGATACGCCACCGCTGTCGTACCCGTTCGACTGCCACTTCGTCTCGTTCTCCGTCCGTACGCGCAACGCGAACGGGGATGAGAGCAGCCCGGTGTTCCTGACGATCCAGTGGCAGGGCGACGCGACGGAGGCGTTCCCGACGGTAGTGCAGCGGAGCTTCGAGACGGTGCCTGAACGAGCCCTCGCCGGGTCTCTGGGGCTGGTCGGCGCCGTCGCATCAGAGGAGCGTGTCGAGACGCCAACGCTCCGGCTGAACGCTGCGCCAATCTCCGGCTCGAACTACACCGACCTCATCTCCGACGGACTCAACGCCGCCGGGTGGGGAGCCGCCTCCGCGACCCCCGCAGCAATCACGCACCGACTCGGGCAGAAAGCCTCCGGCACCAACGTGGCCGGAGGCGAGGCTATCCTGCACGCCGGCCTCGGGACGGGGACAGCCGCCCCGGCTCTTCTCCGGGTTCGCACGTCAACCGTTCAGGCGTCCGGTACAACGCTCCACGGGACCCAGGACAGGGTCGTCATCGGTGGCAAAAACATCACCCTGACAGATAACTCCGCTACCGCAGTGCTCACGGTGGACTGCTCGGTCGGGGCCGGGATGCACTCACTGCGTCTCACCGGGAGGCTGTTCGTTTCAGACGGGACAGACTACCAGCCAGGGATCGTCGTGGTAGACCTGAACGTTGCGAACAAGGCCGGGACCGTGACGGGGACCGCCGCAGCTACCCTTGCCTATCACCCGACTTCAGGCACGTTGGCCGTGACCCCGAGCGTAACGGTGGCGGGGACTACCGCGACGCTGAAGCTCAACGCCAACTCGTCGCTGGCCGCGACTATTTCCCTTGCACCAATAGAGATCCTGACCGCCGGGCCGTACACGGTGGCGTTCGCATGACCGCCATGGATCAGTACCAGCGCCAGGCCCGGAAGGCGGCCGTCTACCAACAGGTGGACGATCCGCTGGTCCTGGCGCTCGGCCTGTGCGCCGAGGCTGGGGAGCTCGGCGGCGAGATCCTGGACGGGCTCAGGCGCAACCGGGAGCCGGACCGGGCGCGGCTCCTGGACGAAGCCTGCGACGTCCTCGCGTCTCTGGCGCTGCTGACCTACGCGGCCGGACTCACCCTGTCCGAGGTGGCCGCGGCGAGCCTGACGAAGCTCGAGATCCGGCGGAGGGATCGACCCAGGCCGGAGTGAGATCTACCTGTCGCCCTCCTGGGGGTGCGCTCGCGCGCCGCTGCGTCCCTCCCCGCAGCTCCTCGCCCCCAGGAGGGCGGCTCTTTCCCTCAGAGAGGCCAGGCGACCCGGTGCAGCCTCAGGGGACTGCGCCTGCTGTGCCATCGAGTCAGTGCTTCTTGGCCCCCTGGCCCGGAGCGGCCCGGGTGTAGGGGGCCACGTAGGTCCCGGACTTCGTCGTGTACCCACTCACGGACACGCTCTTCCCGGCGCTGCTCGAGCCTGAATAGGTTGGGTAATAGTCAGTGGCCGGCGAACTCGAGGAGGTGACGCTGAGGGTCCCCTTCGATGGGGTAGACGTCGGACCTGCACCCGAGGTCGACGGTACGTTGCTGATGGTCTTCGGAGGGCCGCTCGCCTTCGCCGCCGCGTGCAGCCCGGAGTAAGACGCTGGGGTCGGGGAGGGCGTTGGCGTGCCCGGAGCATTGGCTTTGGCGGTCGCGGACTCGTCGAGTTGCTCCTTTGGGATGGACGTCAGGACGCCGGTCGCGGACTGGTAGAGGATGATGGAGCCCTTCAACTGAGGCGCCGCCTTCGCCTGCACGTGAGATCCGTCCCGGAGAACCAGGACGTAAGGGAGGAAGGCCAGGACGAGGAAGAGGTGCATCGAGTCCTCCTTTAGGCCGCGGCCGTCATCGGCCGCTCGAATCCGGATCCCTTGGCCGGTTGGGCACGTCGACGGTGCCCCCGTCCTTCTCCTCGCCGTCGGCCTCGGTCAGGTTCAGCCGGTAACGGGTGCCGCGTCCCTCCGGCCCGACGACGGGGAGCTCCTCCTCGAGGCTCGCCCCCATCCAGAGCCCCTGGTTCGGCGGCCTCAGCGGTGCCGGCGGATGCCAGCGGATCCGGGAGAGCGCGCCGTTCAGCTCGGAGAGAGCTCCCATGGCGCGCTCGACATCGGGGTCCTGGATCCGGTTCACGTTCACCCGGGTGAAGATGTCGGTCAGGCACCGCTCGAGGGCCCGGAACTTCAGCTCCAGAATCTGGATCCTGTCGTGGAGGACGTAGGGGTCGGGCGGGGGGCCGGTGGGCACGGCTACTTTTTGGCGGGGTTCTTCGCCATCTCGAGCGCCTGCGCCATCGTGACCGTGACGGTGCCACCGGTCGGGAGCGCGACCGCGACGAGGTCCGCCTGAACCGAAACCACCCGACCGAAGAGTGCGCCCGATGCCGTGTAGAGCTCGGTCCCTGGATCGAGCGGCCCGGTCGACGGCGCCGGGCCGGTGTACCGGATGCCGACGGCAGAAGCGGCGCTCGAGCCCCAGCTCATGAGCGAGACCCCCTTCTTGTCGACGCTGGTCAGGACGACAGCGTCAGCCCCGCATTGCCACGCAGCCTTCCGGACGCGCTTCATGGCGCCCTCTGTGGAGCGATCGTTGTAGAGGGTCGAGCCGGTCTTCCCGCTGATCATGCAGAGCCGCTCGAAAGGCCGCTTCACGTCAGCTTCTGACGCAAACACGTCCAGGTGCGAGCCTTCCTTCTTCGCAGGCGCCGTCACGGATCCAACCCGGACGAAGCCAGACGACGAGCAGCCCACTGTGACCATGGCGAGCACGATCGGAATCCAAGACCTCATGTCTCCTCCTCAACCGGGAAAGTCTACGCCTCGACGCTCCACCAGAGGACGCGCCCGCGGACGAAGTCGCGCCAGTTCTCGCCGGTCACGGAGAACGCTCTCGGGTGGTACTTCGGGGCCGGATTGTCGGACTCGATGATGACCATGCTTCCGTCCAGCGTGCAGCGCTTGACCGCTTCCTTCTCGCCTGGCATCCGGACGAGGTAGATCTCCCGCGCTCGATCCCGGAGCCGCTGCCACGTCGGCCGGCGATCGACCAGGAGGAGCGAGCCATGCCGGATCGTCGGCTCCATCGACTCGGCGACGGCGGCCGAGCCCAGCTTGATGCAGCAGAAGCGGTCCTTCGCGCGCTCGTCCCAGCCGAGCTTCCGCATGAAGGACTTGCCGAAGAAGTAGAGCTTCTCGTCCTCGACCTCGGTCAGGGCTCCTTCGCCGGCCGCTACCTCGATCGCTACCAGGGGAGCGCCTACGCCGGAGAGCTCCCGCGGGGTGCCGTCGCCGGGCCGGGCCGTGACGAGTTGGGGGGAGCCGGACGAGGCGAGCCCTGCCACGTCGGCAAGGTCGAGCCCCACGAGGTGGCAGATCCTCGCAGCCATCACCGGGTCCGGGGTGCGCTCGGCGCTCAGATAGCGACTCAGGGTCCCCTTCTGGAGGTCCAGGCGGCTCTCCAGGACTTTCTGGTCGCCTCGTCGGAGAGCCGCCCTCACCACCGCGGCGACCTCGGCCCATCCCTTCGTCTCCATGCCAGAAGTCACGTTACAGGAGGAGGTTGCCGGAACGGCAAATTAGAAGTTGACATTCCGGCATCCGCGCCCTATCTTAGTTTCCACTATGGTAACCGCAGCGAAACTCAAGGCGGCCGTCCTGGAGACCGGGATCGAGCAGGCGGCGATCGCCGAAGCCATCGGAGTCTCGGTCGCGCAGGTCTCGAGGCTGCTCTCCGGAAAGAGACGCCTGCGGATCGAGACAGCAGAAGCAATTCTCGCTGTCCTCCGCGAGAAGACCGGCCGCCGCCGAGGCCTCACCCTGAACGACCTCGTGAGCGGGGAAGGGCGGGCCGCATGAACGCCGACATCTTCATCCCGTACGCGACCCGTCCCTACGTCACCTTCGAGGTCTGCCGGGAGTGCTACGCCGAATCCAACGGCACCGTCTTCGCCCCGGCGGCGAGCTGCGAGGAGCACAGGTCGTGCGCGGACGAGGCCCTGGTGGAGCGCGAGGCCGCGTGAATGGCTCAGTCTGTGCGCGGCGGGGGCTTGTACACCATGGGCTCCGGCACCCAACCGGGCTTCGTTGCCTGGCCGGCCGTCAGGGCGTCCATCTTCTCCTTGAGCAGCAGGAACCCGGTCATCAGCTCCGCGACCTTCTTGGTGATGTCGGCGACCTCCGACTCGTCCATCCCGAGCCGCTCGCGGATCAGCAGGAACCCGGTCTCGGAGAGGCTCCGGCCCCTCACGTCTGCCTCGGCCTGGAGTCGGTCGCGGGTTTCCCGGTCCATCCGGACCATGACCTGGTACGGCCGCTTCCCTGTGTCGTCTCGCATCGTTACGAAGTCTCTCTTGACTCGGGCCGTTGATGGTCTCAGAATCGGAGTAGCGAATCGTTATGAGTAGCAACGCAAGCCACTCCCCCAAGGGCGACCGGCGAAAGCGGCAGGTCATGGTCCGTCTCGACGACGCCACGTTCGAGGCGCTCTCCCGCGTCGCGAAGGACCAGGGCCGGCCGCTCTCGAACCAGGTCTGGTTCATGGTCAAGGAGGCTCTCGCGGTTCGCCAGAAGGGCAGGGCAGCCGCATGAGCAAGATCACCCCGTTCAACTTCGACGGGCAGAAGGTGCGTGTCGTCGTTCGGGACGGCGAGCCGTGGTTCGTCGCCTCCGACGTCGCCCGGATCCTCGGGTTCAAGGACGCGCGCGATGCGACCAGGAGCCTCGACGCCGACGAGAAGGGTCCGCACACCGTGCGGACCCCTGGCGGCGAGCAGACCGTCTCGGTGATCTCGCTCGCCGGGCTCTTCAGCTTGCTCGTCAGGAGCCGAGTCTCCGAGGCGAAGCGGTTCCGTCGCTGGGTGACGCACGTCGTCCTCCCGACGATCCACAAGGCCGGCCGCTACGAGTTCGACCCCGCCGACCTCCAGGGCGTGGACGTCGAGATCGCGCTCCTGAACCACGACGTCCAGCGGGACTGCACGAAGGCGCAGGGCGCGAGGCAGGGGAACAAGGACCTGATCATCAGGACCCGCAAGGGGCTGTGCGTCGCCATCACGGGCCAGTTCCCGAAGGAGATCCGCGAGCAGGGAAGGGCGCTCGGCTTCTCCCGGCGCGAGCGCGAGTCCGCCCCGCAGGTGCTCCGGACCCTGGACCGGATCGAGTCCGCCGTCTACGCCGGCATGGCGCTGATGGTCGCGAACGGGGCCTCGGTCACCGAGGCAGCGAAGCAGCGTGGTCCTCTCGAGGAGGGCCTTCTCGGGGTCCGGGCGGCGCTCAGGGCCGGGGGAGTGGACACGGCGCGACTCGGGAAGATGCCGCGCGAGGACGTCGAGCGCCTCCTGGCCGAACACGAGGAGCGCCGCCGCGCGGCTGACCGGCAACTGATTCTCGACCTCTACCCGACGGTCGAGAACTGACGTGGTGGGCCGCGAGCAAACGTCATGAAGAAGAGATGCGCCGGGGCCGTCCCGTCGTCACTCCGGATCCTCGAGGGTGAGTCGGATCACGTTGACGGCTGGCGGGATCGCTGGAAGAAGGCGCTCCCGACGGGCAGCCACAGGACCCTGCACACCCGGACCGGGATCCCGCTCACCACGATCGGGGACGCGATCGAGGGCCGGCACGTCCGGCTCCCGCTCCTCCTCGCGATCGAGGGACTCCGGGAGATCCGCGCGGAGGTCCGCCGAGACCTCGCGGACGAGCTCCTGGAGCCGCTCGACCTCGCGGCCATCCACCGGCCGGGCGCACACCGCGGAGCCAGTGGCGTGCTCGGGGCGAACGGCGACCTCCTCGCGGCCGTCGCAGGCGTCGAGCGGGAGATCGGGGCGGGCCTCGAGGACGGCATCCTGGACCAGCAGGAAACGCTCCGAGTCGTCGCCACGCTGGCAGAGACCAGGGCGCGCCTCGACGCGCTGCTCTACACGCTGACCGGGGGACCGCGGTGAACGCGAGCCCCCGTCTCGGAATCGTTCAAGCGGCTCACCCCCGGTGCAACGGGGAGTGAGCGGGAAAGGAGCTACGAAGTGGGAACCGTCATGAGTATCGCCGCCCGCCGCACGCTCGTCAACTTCGAGGACGCGCGCCGGAGGCTCTCCCGCAGCCGCGCCGTCGAGTCGGATCCGTCCGGCCCGGCGCGGCCGCACCCTTTCGCGGAGACCGAGATGGTGCTCCGCGGGGCCGGCGGGCGCCTGATCCGCCGCTACCGCCCGACGCCGTCGGGATGGGTTGAGGTGAGCCTGTGAAGTTCCACATCACCGCCCACGTCCAGCAGACCACCGTCTCCTGGTGGGAGCAGGCCAAGGACGAGATCGACGCGCTCTGGAAGGGGAGGAGGGCCTACGAGGCCGCGAGCGCGGTCGAGATCCGCCGGGCCCCGGACGGCATGGTCGTCGCCTCCTGGGGCAGTGGCTCCGCGCGGAGGGCGTCGTGAGCCGGCCCAGCACCTGGCTCGTCGTCCTGGCTGAGGACGGCCGGGCTCACGTCGTCCGGAAGACCGCGGCGGCCGTGCTCGGCTCGCTCGGGTTCCGGACCGAGGAGCACGCGACCCGGCTCGCGGAGAAGGTCAACGCCGAGCGGGAGCTCTCGGAGCGGCGCGGGAAGGTGGCGTGATGAAGCAGTACGTCGTCACGGCATCGATCCACGGTCCAGAGGGCGCCTTCGACGTGAGCGAGGAGAAGACGGGGAAGACGCTCTGCGTCGCCTTCCGGAGGAAGGACGCGAAGCTCATCGCCGACCTTCTCAACGAGAACGAGTTCGCCGTGCCGCTGGCGAAGCTGGGGGGCCGCTGATGGGCTTCCGCCAGCGTAACCCTCACGACACATTCGAGATCCTCTGCGACATCTGCGGCGCGGCCTCGTCGGACAGCTCTTCCTCCGAGGTCGAGGCCGTCGCCATCCTGGAGGGCTTCACCAAGTCGTCTCAAGGCCTCTGGGTCTGCGAGCGGGTCGACGAGGCCCACGACCGCGTCAGGGAGGCTCGCTAATGGGCAACCTCGCCCTCCTCTTCCTGATCCTCCTCGTCGTCGGCCTCTGCGCCGTCGTCCTGTCGCTCCACGACGCCTTCCGGTCCGCAGCGGAGACCGAGCGGCAGATCCGCGAGATGGAGGCCGCCGAGGCGGAGAGCCGGCGGACGCTGGGAGGAACGGCGTGAGCGCGCACACGCCCGGTCCCTGGGCAATCTACGACGAGCGGCGCGTCTTTGCGCGCGGGCTCGTCTGCGAGTGCCGAGTGCCGCTCGAGAACGACCCAGAGGATGACGAGTGGGATAGCCCGGAAGTCGCAGCAGCGGAGGCCGAGGCCGCGGCGAACGCCCGGCTGATCGCCGCGGCGCCGGACCTTCTGGCCGCGTGCCGTGCGATGGCCGCCTGCTGCGGCCCGGCGGAGACCTGGAACGGCGAGACGAACGCGGCGCTTCGGATGATCGAGGCGGCCGTCGCCAAGGCGGAGGGACGCTCGTGAGTGATGCCGGTGTTCGCCTCTTGCCGTGGCGCGCCGAGGGCCCGAACGTTTACGACAACCAGGACAACGCGCTCTTTTCAAACGCCGACATCAACCCGGCCGAGGCTCTTCTTCTCGCGTCAGCACCGTCGCTTCTAAATGCCCTCGGAGGTCTGCTGGACGCCCTCGACGAGGAGTACCCGAATGGGCGCGGCCTTCCCGAATCGGTACGGGCCGCAATGGTCTCGGGCATGAAAGCACACGACGACGCAGGAGGCCCCCTGTGAGCCGCCTCCAGCGCCTCGCCGCCGACATCGCCGCCCGCGAGCACGCGCTCGCGGAACTCGAGGGGAAGCCGGGCGCCGTCCGTGAGCGCGCCGAGCTCACCAAGCAGTTGACCGCTCTCCGGCACCAGCGCGACGCCGTCGAGCGTGCCGAGGAGCAGCTCCGGGAGTGGATCGCACCGAGAGTCGCGGCCGGCTCTCGACCGCGCCAGGGAGGCTCGCTGATGGACAACCTCGTGTCCTTCCTCCTGGGGGTCTTCGCCGCGTCGCTGTGCTACGTGGTGCTCGCCGCTGGCAAAGCCTTGCGCCAGGCGGTAGATCTCAAGCGCCGGATCAAGGAACTCGAGGCCGCTGAGGCGGAGAGCCGGCGGACGCTGGACGGTGCCGCATGAGCCGCGCCCGCCTCGCCAAGCTGGCCGCCGACATCGCCGCCAGGCAGCACGCGGTGCAGCGGATCAACGACAACCCGAAGCGCTCCGCGTCCGACCTCGACACCAGGATGCGCCTCCTCGCCGAGCTCCGCGCCCTGGAGCGCGAGCGCGACGCCGAGGTCCGGCTCGCCGAGTGGATCGCACCTAAACAGACGGCCGACATGGCCGCGGGAGGAACCGAATGAGCCTGTCCATCGTCCCGGTCGAGGAGCACACCTCGACCAGCATCGCCCCTGTCGCCGAGATCGAGGCGCAGATCACGCGCGCCGAGCGCATGGGGGAGGCCCTCGACAAGCTCCGCGGGCTCGCCATCAAGCGCACCGTCCCGGGCGACTGGGTGTTCCACGGCGACCAGGCGTATCTGGAGGGCGACGGCGCGCTGCGGATCGCCCCGATGATCGGTCTCCGCCTGGAGAACGTCCGGAAGGAGCGGGAGGTCCAGGAGGACGGCGTCATCCGCGTGACGACCACGCTCGACGCCTCGTCCGCGCTCTTCGGCACGCAGTTCGCCGGGATCTCCCGGACCCGCACCACGGCCGACCAGTTCCTGCGCCAGGGCCGCGAGCGGGCCGATCTGGAGGACGTCGAGTCGGCCTCCTACAAGGGCGCCATCGCGCGCGCTGTCCAGCTCATCGCCGGGCTTTCGGGCCTCTCGAGGAACGACCTGAGCCAGCGCTTCGGCCTCCCGGTCGAGGGCGGGAACGCCGTGACGTTCAAGGGTGCTACCTCCGAGGCGAAGGCCGCGGACACGGCCGGCGCTGCGCCGATCATCGCGGAGATCAACAAGCTCCTGATCTCCCTCTTCGAGGGCAACGCGGACGCCGCGGCCGACTGGCTGGAGAAGACGACCGAGAACAAGGAAAAGGGCTGGCCCGGGAAGAGGAGCGCCGCGAAGCTGACCGAGAAGGGCGCCGCGTTCGTCGTCAAGAAGCTCCGCGACATGGCCGCGGCGGCCGACCGCGAGCCCGGCGCCGAGGGCTGACGCGATGTCCTTCCTCGACGACGCCATCCGCTCCTACCACGAGGGCGAGCGGCGCGTGTCTGCCTGCCACGCGAACCGCGCATCCTCTGCCGGGATCGAGTGCAAGCGGCGGCTCCTGTGGGCGCGTACGCGCTGGCAGGACGCCTCCCTCGTCGATCCGGGGCTTCAGGCCATTTTCAACCTCGGCCGCGCGCTCGAGCCGGTCATCGTCCGCTGGCTGGAGGACGCCGGGATCGAGGTCGAGCAGCGCCAGCGGGACATGACCTGGCCGGCGTTCCAGATCACCGGCCACATCGACGGCCTCGTCCGGATGCCCGACGGGCACCGGGCCGTCCTCGAGATCAAGACGGCGTCGAAGTTCAGCTTCGAGAAGGTCCGGAAGGCGCACAACGCGGCGGAGCTCCTGGAGGACCGCCGCTCGTACGTTCGCGGCTACGTCGTCCAGGCCGCGCTCTACGCCTTCCTCCTCGGGCTGCCGAAAGCGTTCCTCCTCTTCGTCTGCAAGGACACCGGGGCCTCGCACACGGTCGAGATCGACCTGGAGGACCCGGAGGTGCTCGGCGCGGCCGAGGCCGTCCTGCGGCGCTTCGAGGCCGTGAACGCGGCCGTCGCCGCTGGGCAGGATCTGCCGGCCGAACCGTCGGACGCCTGCAAGTCCTGCCCGTTCCTCGGGGCCTGCGCGCCGGCTCGGGACTTCGGGCCCGGCGTGCTCCTCCTCCAGGACGACGAGGTCACCGGCCTTCTCGCCAGGCGCGAGGAGCTGGCCGACGCGGCACACGAGTACGCGGAGGTCGACGAGGCCCTGAAGGAGCGCTTCTCCGCCTCGGGCGAGTGGCTCTCGGATGACTGGCACGTCGTCGTGAAGGAGTCGCTGACGACCCGGTACGAGGTGCCGAAGGACGTCAAGGCGCAGTACGCGACGAAGGTCCCGCAGCTCCGGCGGAGCTACGAGCGGGTCCAGGCTAAGGCCGAGGAGAAGGCGGCATGAGCGACCCGATCGACGTCATCACCGCCACGGCCGAGCTCCGGCAGCGGCAGGCGGAGCTCTTCGCGCAGGCGACGGAGGAGCGCGGGGCGCTCATCGCCCGGCTCGGGTCGCTCTGCGGACTGCTCGGCCCGATCACGCGCTCGGACCTCCCGGACGGCGTGCTGCGCCGCAGGCACAGGAAGGCCCCTCAGAAGCCCGCGACGCGGCGGAGGGGGAAGGGCAAGGCCGAGGCGGCCGCTCCCGCCGAGGAGGCCTCCTGATGGCCGCGCCGAAGGCTCCGGACGCCCGCGGCAGGAAGCTCGCGGACCTCGTCGGGCAGAGGGCCACCCTCCAGGCCGACGCGAAGAGGGCCGCGAAGGAAGCGAGGGAGGAGATCGAGTACCTCTCGCGCGAGATCAACCGCCTCGCGCACGAGATCACGTCCGGCCAGGAGACCCTCTTCGAGGAGCCGGGCGAGTGACACGAGGCTGGCATCTGGAGGTGATGGGCGAGCCGAAGGGCCAGCCCAGACCTCGCGCCTTCGTCCGGAACGGACAGGCACGGGTCTACGACGCGGGCACCGCCGAGGGCTGGAAGTCCCAGGTGGCGCTTGCGGCCCGGGAGGCCGGAGCCGCAGGGCTCGCACTCGAATGCCCGGTCTCGCTGGTGGTCGAGTGCCGCTTCCCGCGCCCGAAGTACCACTTCAACGCGAAGGGCACGAAGCCAACGGCGCCGACGCTGCACACCTCCGTGCCCGACGCGGACAACGTGGCGAAGGCCATCCTGGACGCGCTGACCGTCGTTCACGTCTGGCGCGACGACTCGCAGGTCTACCGGCTCGCCGTCACCAAGCGGTACGTACTCTCGGGCGAGATCCCGGGCGCATCCATCACGCTCTCCGCGGAGCAGGACACGCACGGAGAGCTCTTCGCATGACTCGCTCGAGCGCCGGGGCTGCTCCCACATCAGCCCGTCCTGGGCACCTCCTGATCGACGCAACTCAGGCGGCCCCGGCGCTCGCGATACCTGACACCCAGCGGCCTGCGGTTCTTTCCACCCAAGAGTCGGATCTGACGGAGCCAACACGCCCTTCGCAGCGTCTAGTTTCACTCCGCCCCGACAGCGTCTCCCTGCGCGAAGAAGAGGGCCAGGCCGCATCTTCTGCTGTGGTCGTGAGCGGCGCCCCGAACAAGCCCGAGCCTCCCGGCGGTGTAACGCTCACCGTGCCGGGCCTCACCGGGCAGCCTGCCGCCGGCAACGCGGCCGGGGCGCCTCTTCTTCTCCGCGCGCTCGATCGCGTCCTGACGCGGGACCGCGCGATGCGAGCCCTGGCGGCCGAGGCCGACCGCGCCGGGTTCGACGTGATCGTCCGGCTGATGCCGAGGGAGAAGGCATGACCGAGAAGCCGCTCCCCTGCCCGCTCTGCGGGGAGAAGCCGATCGTCGAGCGCGGTCTCGGCGGCGTCGACTGGGTGATCATGCACGACAGCAACCCCGCCGTCTTCGCGCCGTCGCACACCGTGTGCGTCTACGACACGACGCGAGCGAAGGCCGTGCGCGAGTGGAACCGGAGGGCGAAGTGAGCCGCTGGCCCGATATCGTCGTCGCGCTCGTACTCGGCGCCTCGCTGACCGTGGTCTCGTTTTTCTGCCTGGCAGCCATCGGATGGGCCGCTGGGCGGCTGTACTGCGCCCTGTGCGCGTGGAGGAGAGGATGAGCGACCTATGCGTTTGGTGCCAGAAGCCCGAGCCGCCAGATGACTACCTCGAACTGAGGCCGTCGAAACGGAAGCAGTTTTGCTCCTGCGAGTGGAACCTGGATGACGACGCACGGGAGTCGATCGTCATCACGCTACGAGCGCGAGCGGAGCGCGCCGAGGCCGAGCTAGACAAGCTGCTCCCGCTGGCGCGGTTCGCGGCGGAGATACTTGAGAGCGACAGGCCGCGCACTTTGTCGTGGGACCAGCACCGGGCCGCCGAACGGCATGGGCTTGTGGTTGACAGGTACCACTTCGCCCCCGGCGTCGAGGAGACGCTGGCGGAGCTGAGGAGGAAGGAGTGAAGGACCCGAATCACCAGTGCTGGGAGTGCGAAGCGTACTTCTCTCCCGACCATGAGCAGGCCACGATCTGCGAGCTCTGCGAGGACAAGAAGCTGCACGAGCTGGCCTCCCTCCGCTCCGCGGTGAAGGAGTACGACGCCGCGGAGTCGGCCATCGAGGAGCGAACCGGAGACCACGCCCTCGGAGGCCACGAGGACGATGGTGATTGCCCGGGCTGCAAGGAATCGGCGGCGTTGTTCAGTCGCGCTAAGGATGCCCGCGTCGCGCTCCGGAAGCTGGCGAAGGAGATCGGATGAGCGACTGGGCTGACCTTCCGGATGGGATCGTTGCCAAGCTCAACGCCTACAACGCCAACCTGGCCGCGTACTACGCGCTGGCGCGGTCGAAGGCCCACATGGAAGAGGTGCTTGCGCCGTGCCCTGGCCCGTGCCCTGCGGACTACCGGGGACACTGGCGCCACTGGCACCGCGGGCACGGCTGCGAGGCCGACATCCGCGGCAACCACGCCGAGTACACCCGCGCCGTCTCGGAACTTGTGAGCGCCACACGATGAGCGACGAGAACTGGCCCTCCGGCTTTTGCCCGACATGCGGGAAGCCTCGCAACTGGCGCGTGGCCCGGGATCGCTCGCGACTGCTGGCCGCATCACGACGAGTCCTTGCCGCCTCCTGGACTGTGACCCCTTTCGACGGGGAGCGAGAAGCGGCGCTCACCGATCTCGCTAAAGCCGTGGCAGACGTCGAGGGCCGTACATGATCTGCCCCTACTGCAAGCACAACGCCGTCGCCTGCGCCGACGCGAACGCCGAGCGCGGGGAAGGGGCCGAGGCGGAGATGGAGGCGCTCCAGCGCGAGCTGGCCGACGCTCGCGCCGGGAACTTCCGCCTCGCCAACACGCTCCTCGATAAGCTCGACCTGATCGGCGCCGTGCGCGCCGAGTGCGACCGGACCATCGAGGAGCACGAGAAGTGGACGACCTCGCACGTCTTGGGCGGCGGGGCCCTCGTCGCGGTGCGGATCCTCGCGATCCTCGACAAGGGAGAGGCATGAAGCCCGGCACCCACGCCTACTACGTGATCCGGCTCTCCAGCGGCGTCCACGAGGCCATCCGCGACGACGAGGTGATGCCCGGTGACGACGTCATCGCCGGCTACGACTGCATCGACGACGCACGCGCTGGAGCCGAGGCAGCGACGAAGCTCGAGCGCGAGGTCCGCGACGAGATCGACCGGAGGCAGAAGGGGCTGTTCGATGCGTGAAACTGCCGTAATCGGGAGCAGACCGTGATCGACTACATCCCCGCCCGGGCGCTGGCCCAGAAGCTGGGCATCAAGACCACCACCCTCGCCCGCTGGCGTCGCTCGAAGCCGCCCCTCGGGCCGCAGGGCTGGATCCACTACTCGCCGACCCAGGTCGCTTACCCGGTCGCCGAGGTGGAGCGCTGGCTGGCAGAGCGCACGAAGGCGGCGTGAAGAAGAAGCCGCGCTTCCGCCTCCCGGGGCTGGTCTACGACGCCGGCCGCGGTCTCGCCCGACTCGAGGTCTGCCTACCAGGCACCGGCGGGGCGGGACGTCGGCGTCGAACCGTGCCGGCGGCGGACTACGAGGCTGCGGTCGAGGCCTGGCGGAAGTTCCGTCGCGAGGTCGGGCTTCGCGGGGGCCGGGCCGTCGTCTGGACAGTAGCGACCTACATCGCCGAGCACAGGGATGCCCTCCTCGCCCGTGTGTCTCCCGGCACGGTTCGCAACCTCCGCTACCAGCTCGACGTCCTGACCCGCTTCCTCGGGGCCCATCGGCTCGACCGGGTCAACGCGGCCGTGGTCCGTGACTTCCTGACGGAGGCCGAGGCACAGGGGTTTCGGACGCCCACCCTCAACGGACTCCTCTCCGTCCTCCGTCGCGTCCTCAGTGACGCCGTCGAGCGCCAGGAGCTGGCCTACTACCCGATCCAGGGCCGGCTTCCGATTCGGCGGGAGGAGCCCCTTCGCCTCGAGCTCACGAACGAAGAGCGGTCAGCCTTTCTCGCCGCGTTCGACGACGAGACCGGGTTCCGGCAGCTCCTGGCATCGCGCCGGGCTGCCTCCGCCACCCCGGAGAAATTCGTCCTCCCCGACGGTGAGGCCGCCGGCGTCCTCTTCAGCTTCTTCCGCGCCTCCCGGCCGGTCTACGTGATCGCCCTCGAGACCGGGCTGAGCAGGGGAGACCTCCTGGCCCTCCGCTGGCAGGACGTGGCTCAGAGCCCGATCCGGGTGAAGCGGCAGAAGACCGGGAACGAGTCCGTGATCCCGATCTCGAGGGCCTGCCAGGACGCCCTGGACGAGCTCCGGGCCCGGCCCGTCGTCCACGCCGAGCGGGTCTTCCTCGGATCGGAGGGGCGCCCGATGTGTGTCGACACCCTCAACCGTTACTTCAGGCTGGCGAAGCTCCTGTCCGGGCTCAAGCGTCGCCTTCGCTTCCACGACCTCCGTCACACCTTCGGCTGCCGGCTGGTCTCCGCTGGGGTCCCGCTCGCGATCGTCGCCAAGGCGATGGGGCACGCCTCGATCCGGATGACCGAGCGCTACGCCCGCCCCTCCGAGGAGTCCATGAAGGCCGTCTCGGAGGCTCTGAACGGCACGGACGAACTCCGCCACGAACTCCGCCACCCCAGACCGAAGAGGGAAAAGGCGTGACATCAGCACCTTACGATCAAGGCCGCCTCTTTTCGAGCTTACGAATCGGGGCATCTACGAGCCCCGCGGAGCGACCTGGAGCGGCTTCCCCAGGTAGCCCGGCCCCCCGCCGCGGTGAGGTCGAGACCGCCGCGGGCGTCTCCACGAACTCCCCACGAACTCCTACTTCCGCCGCTTCGGTGCCGGGGCCTGGGCTGCGAGCTCGGCCCGGACCCGGCGGGCCGCCTCGGCCACGAGCATCTCGAGGACCCCGTTTTGCGAGATCCGGTAGTGGTCCCGGAGCATCTCGAGGTCTGCCTTGGAGACTTCCGAGAACCGAAACGCGACGGTCCGCTTCGTGCTTGCCATCGGGTCGCATCGTAGAACCGGCGGCGGCGGATTGTGAAACGCTATGCCTTGCATAACGTTCGCAGTATACTCCCCCGCGGGAGGGGGAAGGGTGGTCCGATGAGACTCGCGCGGCCCCGGGTCGACACGTCTCCCTGTCTCGCTGGTCCCGGAGCGACGAATGCCTAGCCGAATCCTTCGGGACTGGACCGACTCCATGAAGTTCGACGGCATCTCGGCCGAGGCCGAACGCCTCTTCACCAGGCTCCTCATGAAGGCCGACGACTTCGGCCGCTTCCATGCTGACCCGCGTCTGATCCGGTCAGGGTGTTTCCCTCTCCTGGAATCCGTTCGGACGGAACAGGTCGACCGCTGGCTCGATGAACTGAGCACCCGGCGACTCCTCTTCCGCTACGAGGTAGGGGGACGGGCATTCCTCGCCGTCGTCAACTTCAGACAGCGGCTCAAGCAGAGCGTCCCGAAGTTCCCGCCGGCCGACGGAAAGGACCGGAACTGGCTGCCAGATGACGCCGACTTCCCGGAACTTCCCGGAACTTCCAGGAACTTCCCGTCTGATTCGTCTCTCGTTCTCGGTCTCGAAGCGTCTCTCGAAAGAGAGAGGGGGGCTCCCCCTGCGTCGCCTCCGGCGCCGCCTGTCGCCACCAAGTCCGAGAGGTTCCGACCACCTTCGGTCGACGAGGTCCGGGCCGAGGTCTCCCGTAGACGGGCCAACGTCGACCCGGAAGCCTTCGTCGCGTTCTACGAGTCCAAGGGCTGGAAGGTCGGCGCCGCCCCCATGCGCTCCTGGCAGGCCGCCCTGACGACCTGGGTGAAGCGCGGGAGCGGCGCGGGTGGCAACGGCGGCCCCGGACCTCAGCGCCTCAGCCCGTACCAGGCCCAGATCCAGGAGGAGGCCGACCAGATCCGCCGCGAGCGCGAGCGCGTCGCCAGGCGCAACGCCGAGCTCGCCGTCGCCGCCAAGGAGGCCGAACGCGAGATTGCCGAGATGGTCGAGAACCGCCGCCGCCACGGCCTGGGGGTCGGCTGATGGCCGCGCCCACACGCTTCCCCTCCTGGCACTGGACCCGCCGCTGCGTCTGGGCCTGCTCGTACTGCCTCGACGCCGGCATGGTCGCCTCCGGCGCAACTGGCTCCACATCTTGCCCGCGGTGTGGCCTCTGGACGGACGCCGAGCGCAAGGCCGCCTTCGTCGAGGCGACCCGGGCGCACTACGCCGGGGTCTACGCCTCGGAACTCGACCTCAACGACGCCCAGTTCCAGCGGTACCGATCGTACAAGGCGCTCTTCCCGGACGCCCACAAGAAGACCCTCATCGCCTGGGTGGACGGCGAGGACTACGACCCGTGGAAGGATGAAGAGTTCCTCCGCGAGGTCGAGGCGCTCCTCGGTCACCCGCCGACACGCTCGCCGAGCTACTTCTCCCGCCAGATGCCGGAGGCTGCATGAAACGGAGGCCCCTCACCCCCGACGAATGGGTGATCACGCGCGGGCGCGGTTTCCATCGGACTCCGTCCCGCGGCGATGTTCTGCGGCACCTCTTGCGCTCGAGGGCGGCCCGCTACCTCTGGGTCCTCGGGAAGGTGGTCCGACTTCGCCTCTGGCTCGAGAGGCCTCTCAGGAGAATCGAGCGGCGGATCATCGAGAAGATCGCCGAGGCGGAGGGCTCACGGCCAGAAAGGGGACTCCTGTGACCCTGCTCGACCCAACCGGCCGACCGATCTCGCCAAGGCCCGCAG